TGCATGCTAAACTTAGCACCTACTTTCTCAAATACCATAATTTTACCACAGTATTTGTCATTAGTTGCCCAGATAACTTCGTATCCCCAGCCTTTGTCTACTTTACCTTCTAATCTTGTCATGCTTCTTTCCTAAAAAATAATGATATGCTAAATCGCCATTCGTTTACTACAGGTGCTCGTATACTATGTGGTATTTCACCGTCGAACCATATAGCTCTGTTTCCTTTGGGTGTACAAGCAAATTCTATGTCTTCGCCTGTTTCTTTATCAAAGAATAAAGTTTCTCCTCCCCACTCTTGTCTCCAGTCGCTATTAAGATACAATAGGAATACATTAGAATTTTTGTGAGTGTGACTGTAGTGTATACTACCTATGGTATCTAAGTTAACAACAGCAAAATCAAACAGTGTAGGCTTTACATGTTTTGCAATTTGCGGAGTATTTTTGATTGTTTGCAATATGCCTAGTTCGTTTACATCTTCTAGCTCTAGCTTAGAGTGAATATATAATTCTTTTGAGTCACGACGATCTTTCCATCCTAGTCGATATGGTGTCTTTTCACGAACATGTGTATATGCATGCTCTAGTTGCAAATAAGGTAAAACATTATCAAAGATTTGGATCATTAATATAATCCTCAATAGTAGTAAACTCAGGAAGTTTAATTACTTTTTTAAGCTCTGTTAGATCTGCTTGTGTAAATGTTTGGTATTGTCCTTGTAAGTGTGCNGGCATTGGAATTTCTTCAATAGTTGCATCATACTTGTCTGCAATAACTTCTGCAATATCTTTTAAATTTCTTGCACGACCTGTTCCTATATTAAAAATACCGCTTGCATCTGAAGTCATCATTAGATCGTGAATCAAACACAAGTCACGTACACAAATACAATCACGCTCAAACGTGTCTGAATTTTCAAACAGTTTGATTACACCATCGTGTGCCGCTTGTTTTTGGAACTTGCTCACAAGACTCATTTGATCACCTTTGTGACCTTCACCAGGACCGTATACATTAAAATAACGAAAGCTCTGTAGAGTCATTGTAAAGTTATCTTCGATTCCGATATCTTTAATATTTTTATCAATCAAAAACTTTGACCATGCATACGGTGATTGTGGTAGACATTTACTGTCTTCTCTAAATCCGTCATAGCCAGGACCGTATACAGCACTAGTGCTAGATAGTTGTAAATTAATTCCAAACTGATCACAAACTTGTATTAATCTACTAGTAAACTCAAAATTTTGTTCCCATACCTTGTCTACATCAGTTTCTGTAGTATCACTAATAGCACCTGNATGTATTACCCAGTCGTATCTTGTTACATCTGGAATAATATTAGGTACAAAATCAAAGCCGTCGACTTGTTCGCCTTTTGCTAAAAAGTATCTCACTAGATTTTGTCCAATAAAACCTTGATGTCCTGTTACTAAAATTCTCATTCGCTTGCCTCTAAAATCTTTGTTGTCGAGTAGCCTTCTACAGTAGGAACAATATGCACTGGTGCTAGATCATGTCCTACTATTTCTTCTACTGTATAATCTCCGCCTTTGACAATTAAGTCTGGCTGTAATTCTTTTATTAACTCGTAAGGAGTATCTGTTTCAAATATTATAACATCATCTACGTAAGGAATCAAGAGTAATTGTTCACGTCTTGTATCTACATCGTTAAACGGTCTTGTAGCGCCTTTAAGCCGTGTTACACTTGCATCGCTGTTTAGTCCTACTACAAGTTTATCACCTAAGCTACGGGCTTGTTTAAGCAGTGTAAGGTGCCCTTTGTGTAGTACATCAAAACATCCGTTAGTAAACACCACTTTCTTCTTTAGGTCTTTTTCTGTAAGAATGTATGTACCAACATGCTTAACGCTTTCTGTTGATCCTTGCACAGCTAGTTCAATTGCTTTTTTATAATCGTATCCATTTACAAGTGCATATACAAATGCTGCTAGGAAGCAATCACCTGCTCCTGTAACGTCTGCTACTTCTAAAGAGTCAACATCTACTGAATAATATTCTGTATCAACTTGTGCAATCACAGGATCGCTAGCACTGGTTGTAATAATATTACCTAACCACTTGTTAAACCCAAGTTCTTCAAATTCTTTGCGATTAGGTTTTACAAGCCAAGCACCTTTGTAGTGTTCTGCTGATCTTTTCGGATCTACAATAACACGACAGCCTGCTTCATTTGCTAGTTGTATAATTTGTTCAGCAAAATCTAATACACCTTTATTGTAATCACTTAGTATTACATAATTATATTTGTAGAATGGAAATTCCCGTAAATCTTCTAAGATATCATACCCGTCTGCAATATAATCGTTATCGATGCGTGTAACATAGTGTCCGTCACACAGCACTCGTGTTTTTATACTTGCAGGCTGATCGGGCTCATATAAACTAACATCTACGCCTAGGCTTTTTAAGTTTTCGTAAACAAGCCCTGCGCCGCCCACAGTTTCTACTGTACGTTCTTGTGTTACAACTGGTACAGGAGCTTCTGGACTCAAACGTGTACTTGTGCCGTAAATATATTTGTCAAGGATTATATCGCCGATTACTAATACTTTGGTCATTATTTCTCTAACAGATTAATTAATTCAAATACAGTTTGTAGTTTGGTTTGATTTGTTTTACTTTGTAGTGTGTTACGCAGTCCTTGATGCAACGGCTTAGGCCATTTACCAAAGTCTACCCAAGCATATCCATCATGCTCGTCATTTAGTTTAGGAATGAACTCTTCTTTTATAACACAAAGATACGTATGAAACAAGAACTTTTCGTCGTTTGACACAAAAGTTTCTAAAGGAATTGTTTTGATAATATCTGGTAAAAAGCCTACTTCTTCAGAAATTTCTCTTTGTAGTGCAGACCAAGGAGTTTCACCGTCTTCGTTTGTACCGCCAACTAAGCCCCACACATTTGCATTTCGAGATTTAGTACGATGTAACAAAAGAAAACGTTGAGTATCTAAGGTATAGAATAGCGCACCGCTACATGTAATATCTGACTTTGTCATACAAGTACTTATTTTAGAGTACTATGCGCCAGGTTCCTTTTCGGTATTCGCCTTCGTATGATAGTAACCAATCTTCTCCAGTCCACTTATACTGAACACCAGTGTTTAAGTTAGTTACAAATGTAATATCTTCTGTAGCACTTGCATCAAACACAATTGACCAATTAGACCCATCCCACTCGATGATATCGTTTGCACTTGCTATAAAGTCTGTTCCGTTTGAGTTTTCCCAAGCAGCAGGACCGTCTGTATTACTAGCATCACCGATATCATTTAATATTAACAAGCGCAATCCTGCTGATTTTACTGTTGTAGGATTATATTTTTGTGGGTCAATGATATAATCTATATTGCCACTAGGCCCACTCGGTCCTGTGATAAGGGTGTTTGTCGGTTTAGTATCATCGTCCCATGTAATGTTAAGAACGGTTTCGTCTGCAGAATCGATAGATACTGTACCATTCACGCTATTAGCAATGTCTTGACGTTTTAATTGTATTTGCGTAACTCCGTCAACATGCTGTCCTGGCACAGCTTCAAAATACTGATCCCATCGAATTGCACCTTGCTGACCGTTGTCAACTATTTGTGCTCGATTATTTAGAACAACTAAATCGTAATCATTATATGTTGTAACTTCAATAGCATCAGCAAAGTTTCCTGCCGTAGAAGTACTAGTCTTAGTACCATCAGCATTTTCAACAATAACACTGTCAATTTCAATTTCTGGACTGTCTTGGTATGCAGTTAATTCTGGCATGCTTTCGCCTAAATCAATAGTCCCTGTATCTTCGTTAAAGATACTCATAATTACATTGGTAATAACACCCATCTTTTTAACTTTAACAGGTGGACTAATGTATATTGGTGTAGTAAATGTTAGCGTAGATACATCAATATCGCTATCGGTACCCATAGGAATGCTTCTACTACTCCATGTAATATCGTCAAGATTTACAACACTCAAACTTGTCCAATCAATATAATTATCTGTAGTCTGAATTTCTAAACTAGGATTAAACAGCATTAATATTTGTTCTATAATCTGTAGCTTCTGTTCTGTGTTAGTTGACCAGATGTCAGCACTTACAGTAAGTATATACGGAGTAGGCATTAAACGTTCGACTGTATAATTTTTGCCTTGTGTATTAAGATACTCTTGATTAGTATTATCGTATTCTCTTTCACGTAAATGTACTTTACTAACAAAACTACTATCGCTTGTTCTCTCTCGATCCATTGTTAGTCCTGTAACGTATACACCAATTCGCGGAGCACTTGGAATTTTATTTTCGCTGTTATCTCGAATAATATGTGCAACTTGACGTGTAATATCTCCGTACATTACAGGAACACGAGTAAGACTTCCTTGTCCGTCTTCATAAGAAAAGTTACTCATTAGCCTTACAATTTGTGTAATGTATCTTCTAATTTGTCCGTCGTAGAAATGTTGCATTAGTTATCTGCCTTTGGTCTAAGTGCTTGACTTAAACTTTGTCTTTCAACAACTTCTTCATTGCCAATTTGATTAGTGTTGGCGTTGTTAATAAACGAAGTTTTTAGTGTTTGTCTGTCATCTGTGTTGGACAAATCCATTCTTACATTGTCATGTATTTTAATCCATTTAGCACCGTCATATCGAAACAATCTATTAGGCAGATAATCTGTCCTTAGGAAAAAGTCTCCTTCGATACTACCTAATGGAAACGTATTTCCAAAACCAAATGCTTCACCATTAGGCACTTCTGAACCAATTAGATAACCTGTATAACCACTACGATCTGGTGTTTGCATAACACGTGATGTAAGTTCTTGTATTGTACTAGCATCTAAGTCTGTAGTGTCTGTTGTTATAATTTGTGTAACGTTGTTTTCGTCAACTGTTAGTGTAAACAAGTGTGTAATATCGTATCCGCTTTTTGGAGCATCTGTTACTGCTTCTGCTAAAATAGCATCATTAATTTGCATTTCTTTTTCGTATGTAGAAAGTAACTCACGCAANGTTGTGTCACTACCTTCCTCAGCCGGCAAATCGAGTATTTCTTTAAACTCTTGACTGTCTACCAACTGCTTCATTTTTAGTCTATACAAGTGTGGATACCAAGTAGGTGAAAATCCTTCTGCTGCACGGTTAACATCTTCTACTACATAATAACGCTTTAGTGCTATACTATAATCATTAGCAGCATATTCGTCTTTTAGATGAGGCAATTCGATTACGTCACCTGGCATAATTTTTCTGCCAATTGTTTTGACTGAATAGTTAATTGGAATAGTCATAAACAAAATATCATTACTTAAAAATAATCCAAATTG